TATCTAACATAACATTAATTTTAAATTTTTGAAAATCCTCTAAGCTTCCAATATTATTTAATACTAAATATTCGTCAAAAAAATATTTAATATTGGCAAAAGTTATCCTTAACTGTCTTTCTAATCCATTTACATAAATATCTAAGTTTTGATACATAGATTTTAGTGCTATACCGCTATTATTTGACCCAAATTTAACATCATTTGTATCAACCGTTGAAGAATATTGCATAATATTTTTATATAAACTTTCAAGTTTTGATTGTATAGATGATATGTCACTATTGACTACTAAATAACTAGCATCTCCAATTTCTTTTAAACTAAGCACTTTTGATTTCTTTATTTTTTCTCTCGTTTCTTCCAATGTACCCATATCTGGATTTACACCTTTTAGTACTAAAATAGCATCAATATCGTTAATCAAAGTATCAACAGATTTACTAGTTAATTCATCATATGCATCTAAATAAGATTTGATTACATTTAAAAGCGGAAGTTCATCTTGATTACTTTTAAGCCATATAAATGGTACTCTTCCCCAACTTTCGCCTACACCATTATTATAAAAATGCGAAGTATCTTGGCTGTTATCTATTTCCACTTCATTATCGTAAATCAAATTATAATGATTTTCGTTGTCAAAATAATCTATTTTATTAATAGTCACAAAATCATTATCAACATAATCTTTAACTTTATAATCTCTAACTAAAGCTCTTAAGCTGTTATGTTGCCTATTTATCCAAACTGGGTATACGGTTTCAGGCTCAAAATCTTGTAAAATTAATTTACCTTCATCATCTATATTTACAAAAGCCCATGATATCCCTTTGTTAACTGCATCTGTAGCCATATTTATTATTGTATTTTTATTATCAAAATCCATAAATTTCATAAATTCATTTTGATAAGTTTCAAAAATTAAGCTTTCTTCATTTTCTGAATTATTTTCAAAGCTAAAAATAATATCGTTATTAAAAGCATAATTCACTTTTTGCTCTACTGATAATCTGTATAAAGCGGAAGTTAATTTTTTATTTGAAGATTTAATGCTATTCGGATCTTCTTTTTTCAAAATATCAACATTTTTAACTAAAAAATATTCTTGTGCTGTTAACATATCTTGTATTTTATCGCTGCCTCTATTTTGCTGTAAAATATATTCTACAAACTTAACAATATCTATATTATCGTCTATTAAAACTTCATCTAAAACTTCTTCGTTCATGTCGGTTCCTCCTTTCGTTTAAGCAAAAATTAAATCTTGCTGATGACCTAAAATTGTATAACAGAAATATCTTAGAGCATCCATGCAATGATCATTTTCTTTTAATACTTCATCGTCATCTATTATTTTATCATTCCAAATATAAAGTTCAAATTCTTCTAGTGTGTTTTCGCAGTTATCACCTATAAATATTTTTTCTTGATTTAAATAGCTTGCTGTAAATCTTATTCCATCAATTACAGCATTTTTAGCTTTAATGACATTAACTCCATTTTGTTCAAGTTCAGCTATAAAACTACTAGCGGAGGGATCTACTATAATTGCCGTTACTTTTCTTCCGCCTATAAAACTTAAATAATCTTTTGTGTATTCTCTATCAGTCTTTTGTTTCATTTTTTCTCTTCCGTTATAAAAATATTCTTTTATACAGTACCATTTTCTATCATGCAATCCCCATAATAAAAATACAGTTGCATTAAAAGTTCCATAATCACAACTCACATAATACTTTTCAAATTCAAAATCCTGATTAATTTTAACTACATTTTTATCATAGCTAAAACTGTCATAGACTAATCCTTCCGCATTGCACCATTTTCCTAATATATATCTGTCATAATAAATAGTTCCTTTATACTCATTTTTTAAATTAGCTACAAAGTTAGAATCTAAATAAGTATTATCATCTATATTGTAATCTTGTATATATTTATCTACATTACTATCCATAAATTTTTTTATCCAATGCTTGGGATTTTTAGGATTTAAAGTTCCATCAAAACATGAGTAAGATTTTTCAAGACGTGACTTCAAAAGTTGAAAAACTTCTGGGTGCCATTCTGCAACCTCATCGCCATAAGCATATTTAAAGCTAGCACCTCTTAGTTTTGATACTTGATTTACTTTTTCAGCTCCTAAACAATAAATTTCTTCATCGTATATAATAGCTTTATTACGACTATTAATTTCAGACACAAGATCATTGCCATAAATATTCCGCATCGGAAGCAATATATTCCGCTCGATAGTTTCTTTCGTAACTCCCAAAATAACTGAGATACCATCTTTGCCTTTACGCTCTAAAATCCGACTTGGAATAATGTAATTTATATCTACGTGAGTTTTACCGCTCCTTGTAGCACCAGTTTTAAAATTCCATCTTTTGTTTGCCTTGTTCATATACTCATATTGCTTTTTGGTATATATTTTAATCACCTTGCTTTTTAGCATTATTTTTAGTTTCTTCTAAAATTTGTGTTAAAAGCTCTATTGACTGATCATTTTCATTTGATACAGGATTATTTTTCCACTTACTGGAATTTCTATTTTTTAGCCAAAAAATTTGTGCGGAAACTTGTGGTTGAAAATAAACTTCTTCTTCTTTTTCAACTAATACTTCGCTTTCAAATCTTTTTCCATCTACGTATTCCCATTTTCGCAATTTGTGAACTTTAATTATTTTTTGTTTAAAGCCTGTAGCATTTTTAAATAAAGATGCTTCTACTTGATAATCAGCAAACTCTTTGCCTTTTTTTAAAGCTTCAGCAATTTCAGCGTGATTCTTTTTCCACTTATAGAATGTCTCATGCGATATTCCTATCTTCTCATAAATTTCCTTGTCGGTTGCTCCGTCTCGTACCCAACTTTTTAACAAAAATAAATTTTCACTCGTTAACCACTCTTTATATATTCCATGTCTAGCCATTTTTTCACCTACAAATTATTTAAAAGTTGTTTTTCTACTTCTTTAGCGATTCTAGCCATCATTAAAGGAGGGACTGACATACCACAAATATGCTGTATATTAACTCCCATAAAATCATAATCTTGTGGAAATGTACTTACATTTATAATATCTTCATTGCTAATTAAGGTTTTATCATTTTTCCTAATAAAATATGAAGTTGAAGGAATAGTAGGACACACTTCACAATCTTTTATTATTCGATTATTAAATCCATTTTTTTTATTATAAATTCTTTTATTAATGTCATCTAATCCACTATCTTTTTTTGTCATAAATTGCAATAAATTATAAGTTTTACTATCTTTACTAATCGGTTTTCCAATTTCACTTTTAACTTCAGAAAAAACTATAGGTTTTTCATTAAACTTTAATTCTAATTTTTTAAACTTTAAATCTTTCCTTTGTGCAATAAAGAAAACTCTTTCTCTGGCTTGTGGTACACCCATAAATTTTGAATTTAACAAATAAAGTTGAACATTATATCCAATTTCATTAAACTTTTTTAAAATTAAATTAACATAACCTTTTGCATTTCCTTGTATTAACCCTTTCACATTTTCAGCTATTATTATTTTAGGTTTCAACTTATACGCTATATTTAAAAAATCTATAAATAAATCATCTAAAACTTGTAACTTACTACCTTCTTTAAATATTTTTTCTTTGCCCCAGTCTTTTTCCCTATTTCCTGCTAAGCTAAAACTTGAACATGGTGGGCTACCATCTAAAATGTCTAAATTATATAATTCTTCAGGATATTCGTTTAATTTCAAAAAATCTCTTATGTCTAAATTATAATTAAATTTAGGTTTATTATTTTTTATATATACATTATTAATTTTATGATCAATTTCTATGTTACCAATCACATCAAATCCAGCTAATTTGTAGCCCAAACTTGAACCACCACCACAAGAAAAACAACTGAAAACTTTGTAGTTATTTTTTTCAATTTTATCTATATCTGATAAGTGCCATTTATAATTTATATCAGTTAAATTTAAATTTACATTTTGGGCATTCGTTTTCAAATTCTTCATCTCCAAATTTATCAAGATTTATTTCAGTTTCTTTTTCTTCGTACGGAATATTATCTTGCAAAAAATTAGTTTCAAAACCAAATTCTTCCATGTCAAACTCTTCAATTAAATTCAAAAGTTCTTTATCTAAAATTTCAAAGTCAAATACTGTATTTAAATTTAATTTATTATGCGTTAATGTATAAGCTTTTCTTTCATTTTCTGTTAAATGATCTAATCTTATAACATCTACTTCTTTTAAGTCTAACTGTAAACATGCTAAATATCTTCCGT